AATTAGATATAAATAAAAAGAGGGAACTTTGTAGTTCCCCCAAGTTCAAATGGAGACGTCTAAAATATTATTTTATCTTTCCTGTTCTTTTAAGTTCATTTCTAGAACGAGTTATTGCTGATTTAATTGCTGAAGGTTTTACCTTATTTTCTAATAATGACGTTTTAACTCTTGCTAATAGTTTATCATCATTATTAATTAACGCTTTCTTGATGTGAGGAACAGCCGTAAAAGCATTTAATCCACGTGATACTGCTGCTACACCTAGACCAGATCCCAAGAAAGGAGCAATACCTCTATCATTAAGTGTATTTACTGAAAATGGCATTAAATCTGAAAATAATTCCTTAGTTCTTGATTTAGCTCTATCAAGCGTCCATGGATCAGTTGCATCCCATGGTTTATTCTCACCTTCTGACCACTTACCCCTAGCTGTCCATGTCTTTTCACCAAACGGAGTTCCGCCTGTAATTTGCTTATAAGCTATTTGTATTAATGGATTAGATTTACCAAAAAGAGAGTTAAAAGGTTCTCTCTGCCATTTTCCAACTTCTAACATCTGCTTACCTATATGGGCATACAACTTCTTTCCTTGCGAATCACGACCCATATTATATGTTGTTCCACCTATCTTTACATCAAAATCTGGTAATGGAAACTTATACCAACTACTAGGATCACCTTCTGTTATACCTTTATTGGCTTTATTAACATCGAAAACTACTTTTCCCTCATCGTTGTTTTTCCAGCCAGAATTAAACCATTTCATAAAACCATGTGCTGCTGCAAACATAATTCCATATCTTAACCAATATTCTCTGGCTACGTCTCCACGAATCCCCTTACCTAATACAGATCCGGCTTGTCGTAAAGCAGATGTTGACCAGTCAGGATAAGCTATAGCCCTACGCAACCATTTTAAATTTTTTGGATCATTAAATACTTTCTGAGTTTCCCATTGCTGACCACCATAAATATCATTCGTTAAAGAAGCCATGTCTCTATTTACTTTAAGTGTTTCAGCCTTTGATAAAGGGCGACCTTTTTTAGCAGAAAGCTTACCTACTTGCCTATTACTAAAGTCCTCAAAAGTAACAGCCTTAAGATTTGGATGAAATGTTTCAAATAAATAACGTGATCCACCAGCTAATGAATTCATAGCTTTTTTACCAATAGGTGAATCAATTTTAGCAGAAAGACTATCTACGGCTCTATCTATTAACGTAAAACCTTTTTTATAGTTTTCTAATGTACCAGATATCTTTAAGCCACTCTCTGCAGCCTTCTTCATAAATACTTCATTACTTCTAAGCTTGTTACCTTCTTTGGCAAGCGTTGGAAACCTTAAACCCTTAAGACCTAAAGAACCTACGGCAGACTCTGTCAAGGCACCATAATGGAAAGGTGAGAACCTTACCCTGAAGAATCTTAACTCATCTTTTATATTATCAAGAGCCTTCAACGCAAGTGGTTCCGGCTTGTAAGCTTCCTTGTTAAAGACACCTTGAAAGGCTTTAGCGAATTCAGGTTCAACTAATGCTGGAGTTTCTGTAGTGCTATACATTTTCCTACCAGCTCTATCAACCATACTAGTACTTCTTAACAATGGATCATTAAATGGTACATAACCTAAAGATTCAGCTTCCTTATAAGCCTTAAGCTGTTCATTATATTTAAGACTTTTCTCACCCTTAAATATATTATCAGCTTCAACCTTAGCCTTATTAAAGGCTTTTCTATATTGTTTCGACAATTCCTGTTGATTATTATTAATAACATCATTAACTGCCTTATTAGATGAGCTTCGAGCTTGCTTTATATTCTTTTCCATTTCGCTCTTTAAGTCTCTAATTTTCTTTTCAGCAAGATTACGCTCCCTTAGGACAGCAGCTTGTTTGTTCCTAAATTTTGCTTCTGGAAGCAATGTTTTATCTAATTTTGTAGAATTTTCCTTAATACTTTTTACAGCATCTCGCTTTAAATCTCTAATCTCTTTTCTGAGAGCGATTCGCTCCTTATTGATTGCACTAGCATTATCAGTAATATCTTTATTAGCATATATAGATTTTTTGCTTTTAAGGTATCTTGAATTAGCCTTTTTTATATCACTATCTCTAGTTTCTCTTATTTGTTTTTGAGATTTAATTTTTTCTTTACTAACTTCTATTTTTTTATCAGCTATTTCCTTTGTATTATAAATAGAAGTTTTCTTCTTATTATATTCTTCCTTAATATCTTCTATTTTTTTATTGGTATCTTTTCTTGCTGATTTTATATTTTGTTCTTTTTTTGTCTGTATATTTTCTTTTGTTTTTTCTAATTGCTTAAACGAGTCATCCTTAAAAGTTCTATATTCATTAAGCTGTTCATCCTTAACAGTTTCATAAATACTTTTTCCACCCTTAAATGCCTCTTCCCTAATTGCTTTATAATCTGGGTATTTAACAATTACTCTATGCCCGGTATCTGATTCTAATTTTTTAACATCGTCTAATAACTTAAGATTAGTCTTAACTTTATTCATAGTAGAATCAAAGTTTTTCATTAACTCAATAATATCTTTATGCTTAGGTTTTAATCCAGCTTCAGTCATTGCTTCGTTGTAGGATAAGAATTCTTTTTGATTGGCAAATGGATTCTTAGTTTTAAGTATTTTCATGGCTTTTAATTTAGCCTTAGTACTATATTCATACATACCAGGTAAATAAATCTCTTCAAGTGCAGCTCTAGGACTAATATTCTTAGTCCTTAAATCTTCATTCCAAGATTTTAAACTTTCCTTTAGATGCTTATCCACAGCATTATTTACAAAACCTTTAGCTGAATCAGGCAATCTTTTAGATAGAGCTTCATATGTGTCTCCCTTAATATTGGGATTACCTGTTTTCTGCCTATAATACATCATTTCTTCACGGTTTTTAGGCGTAAACTTACCATCTATTTCAGCACTATCTAAAGAGCGCTTCCACTTAAACTGAGACTCAATGTTTTTAACATCTTTTTCTGCTACATAATCTTTTAATTTATCAAAATGCTGCTTAGAACGTTCTCTAGACTTTTTGAATGATTCTATTTTAGTCTTTGCTGTGTCAACTAACTCTGACACTTTTGGGCTAATATCGCTTATAACCTTGCTGCCTTTTCTTATACCAGCACCAACAGCCTTAGCAGCACCAAGTAATAAAGCATTATGTGCAAATTGCTCCTTTGTTGGCAACTCACCCTCAAGAGCTGCAGAAGTTCCAGTAAGGGCACCTAACTCTAATACTCCTTTACTAATTCCCTTTAATACTGGCTTGTTAGCAAACAACTTAGATATTCCTGGTATCTTATTCAATATAGGCATCAATTTACCAATACCACCAGTGACTGCTCCAACTAAAGATGATTTACCTGTTTCAATGCCAACTTTCTTTACATGCTCTATAAAATTTTCTAAATTTAGATCTTTTCCTGATTTCTCAAAAGACTTCCATTCTCTATTTATTTCTTTAATTAAAGTAGGTGCAGCAAAAGCCCCTGCTGCTGATCCAATTTCACCACCAACGCTACCAAGGCCTCCACCGGCAATCATAACAGGTAAGTCAGAAACTAATTCTCCAGCAGATGCTGAAATACTCTCAAGAAAAGAAGGTTCTGCTACTCTTTCTCCACGTTGATATCCCAATAAAACACCCAATGCCCCACTCTTTAATCCACCTTCAAAAGAACCCGCTATGCCTGGCTCTTCAACATCATCAAAAATATCTTTGCTAGTAGCAGGAGTAGTAAGAGTAGTAGGCCGTATCCTAAATACGTTATCAAAAATATCGTCCATTATTTTCCCCTAAAGAGTATAACCTAACTGCTGAGCTATTTTTCTTGCCACTTTCTTATCACCATTAGCTGACTGAAGAATAATTTTAGCTGTATCTAAGTCTAATTTCTTTAAGCTTTTACTTTTATTATTAGCTAGTTTATTTGGAACATTCTTGCCTGAAAAAGCACCTAAACCTCTTAATGCTTGAGAGTTACCAGACCTTAAAAGCACGTTCAACATACTGTCAGGTAAATGCGAGAGAGACTTCGCTCGCTCTGGCCCAACCAGCTCTGACAATCCAGCCTGTTTACGTAATTGACCCATCTTGGCTGTAATAAGGGCTTGCAACCCTTGCCCTAAAGCTGCACCCGACTTTGAAGCAAAAGTCTCTTCTCTAGGTAATACTTGTATGGCCATTATATTCTCCTTATAAGCTTAAAAGCATAGGTAACATCTGTAGTAATGCCTGAATTCCACCTTGTGCTACCCCTGGGGTTCCTGGCTGCATAGTAGTATCAAATCTTGGCTGTAAACCTTGTTGTAATTGTTGCATTCCAAATTGTCCCCTAAGACCTCCAAGTTGTGATTCTAAATCTGCACCAGCTCCGGCAGCAGCTCCCATAAAATCACTAGAACGTTGACCGCCTTGCCCAAAAGAAGTAAATCTTTCAGCAAGTGAGGGAATAGTATTTTCTTGAAAACGTTTTCTAGCAAGATCTTCTATACCTTGAAAATTAGCGTTTTGACCACCTTGTTGTAAAAGTTGATCTAATGCACTTCCTTGCTCTCCAGTAAAACGATCAATTCTTCTTTCTTGCTGAGGTTTTCCAAACAAAAATTGACCGAATTGAGACTGATTTTCTCCCTGATTCTGATTAAGTTGACCAAATAAGTTTTCTGCTTGTTGACCAAATTGTTGACCAAATTGCTGAACAAATTTAGGTGTTCCAAATGTAAATGGGCTAAATGATTGTTGTTGTTCTGGTGTCAATGTTGGTAGCTGTGTAGTTTGTGCTGGTGTTTTTTTACCCAAAAGAGATAAGCCTCCACCTATACCGGACTGAACTAATGACAACATTAATGGATCTATCATACTATTCTCCTCAAAATTCAAGAAATTCTATTACCACATAAGTAACTGTAAATGCGCTCATATCCTTACCTACCGTTATATTGATATTATTAGCATCTACATCAAGTTTAATTAAATCAGCTGCAGTAGCACTTGCGTAAGGGATAGGTAAATATATCTTTCCTATCACATTAGATGTAGTACCATAAATCCTAGTAAACTTATAACCCCAAGTGTTATCTAAACCATGAGCTATACTAGTTGTACCGGCAGCATTCTTAAGTGTTCCACAATTAATTACTTTTCTATAAACAGGTCTTTGAACTTGCCTGTCATTATCAAAATAATTCTGACCAGCTAAAGTTTCCTCCTCATTGTAAATACCAATATCCTTGGCGTTTACAGCAACTAACATATTATCTACACGTTCTATAATAGAAGTTAATAAAGTTTTAAACTCAGGCGAATTTGTGTCTAAATTGGCTGTATCTAATAGGTTGTTGATCGGAAGCAGTGTTGAATTGTCTAATGCCATTATTTACCCTCCTTCATAGTATAAAGAACCATACCTTGAAGCGCAAAAGGAGATAATGCTATTTCTTTATTAAGCATTTGAGCTTCTGCTAAATACATTTCTATAGTTACATGGTCACCTAAAGCTTGAAAGTATACCGTATTCCATAATGTAGGCTTATAGGCATCTAATGGATTAATGGCCGTATTACCATAAAAGAAAAGAGTATTATCACCCATATTTGAATTATTCAATACAGAGTCATCAAAAAAGTTAACAGCATTAACTCTATCTACAAAATAATCAACATTGATTTCTCCAAATTCAGACTGGACAACGCAGAAATCCATCTTAGCAAGATAAACTCTATCTGCTGTCTTTATATAAGGGTTCCAATCCTTAGATACCATTAATATTTCACTAACTCTAGCTAAAGTTGCATTACCGTTATAAGTACCCGTCAAAGCATTACCGCTTAATACAATTTCATTGGCATTAATTCTTTGAACCTTATAAATATTGTCAGCTATTAGAGTTGGAGTTGCAGTATTATCTTTAAGGTGTACATATTCTCCATCACGTAAATTATGATCTGGTATAACTACTTCGCCAGTCGCTACGGTTAAATCAGCAATAGGCATGACATCTGCATTACGTGGATAATCATTATTAATCTTAAAGAAATAACCCTTATGGTTTCCAGCTATTATTCTGCGTGATTTACCCTGACTATAAAACGATCCCCATGTCTCTGTGGTATTCCAATTTCCAGGATCAGCCCATGTTGCATCCGTAGATTGCTCAAAGTACCCGAAAGCAGTGATAGTATCATCATAAATTGACCAAGAACCATTATCATAATTATAAACAAGTATTTTATCTGGGTACTCATGAGTAGTACTTGAAGCATTGTCCAGAAAAGACCAGTAAATCAACTTATTATGGTAGTCTCTTACACCATGAACCCTAGATGTACCTTCTGCAGATTTTAAAAGAGTAGATATAAAGTCAGGTATAGCTGTATCTATTTTATTCAAACTAGATCCATTACAGGCATAAACTCCTGTTGTATCTACTGTCACTACTTCAGATTCTGTACTTACCGTAGAGAATGTAGACTCACACCCTATGTAATTGCTTATAGCTTTCCAGATAAAAGGTAGTCCTGTATTACCTGTATATGCTAGTTCCCATGTACTACGCTCAAAATAAACAATAAGCCTATCCTTAATAAGTACAGCAGACATAATCTGTTCTTCTACTGGTGCATCTATATAGCCACCACCATCTGCTATGTCTGTACCGATAATCTGCCTCCTCTGCAACCAAGCATTATTAGAAAAAGGATTACCGTTATGTGAATATCTAACCCTATTAGGATGAGCATAATTAGTAACTGGTAGAGCAATGTCTTTCTCCATAGTATTAAGTAATAGAAGTCTATTCTTCCAAGCTATAATAATCTTACATGAAGAAACTATATCTGAAGCCGAATTAAACTTAGTATAAGCAGAGAAGTTAGCCCATGTTGTTCCATCAAAGTAATAAATGGGATCATCTGTAGCTGGTGGATTAGGCCCAGCTGTAGCATTAAAATTAGTAGTGAATATGGCTATTTGATCAGATGTTGTACCTAGATAATTAGTAGACCAAAAGAATTGTTTATTACTTCCATGAAACGGACCAGTGAAAGAAGAATCATTAACCCAGGTTGATCCTGAATATTTATATATGAACTGAGTATCAAAAGCGTAAGTAGTATGCTCATTTACAGGTCCCTTCTCATAATGAGTTATACCCATTATGGGTTCACATGGATAGAAGTATATCTGTGTTAAGGCAGCAGCTCCAGTAATAGTAAAAGCACCATCAGCAAGATTAAATGTTCCAGTTGCAGTACCCGTTGAATACATAGCTCCTGTTTGATATACAGTAAATACTTGGTTTTCTACTGCTAACTGTTGCCCTTCCTTAAATATAATACCTGGAATAGTTCCTGCAACACCAGCAGCATCACCTGCCACATCCGTTATGCCTGCACCAGCACCAAGAAGAGCTACCTTAGCTCTAGAAGTAAACTGACTTCCTATAAGTTTGGCACCAAATCGTTTTTTAATTGCTCCTTTAGTTATATTAACATTATTAAATACCTGAAAACTATCATCCAAAGTTAGCCACGAAGGAAGATCAGACCTAAGTCCATTCTTATATGGCGCAATTAAGAAACGATCATATGCCATAATTAGTACCCTATAGCTAAATACGTAAACTGACAGGTATCTAAATCATTTTGATACCTTCTTGTTGCAACTACTGTAAATGATAGTTTTCCTGCATACCCTCTTAACCTTATAGATCTATTCATATTGGCAGCATCGGTTCCATAGGGAGTTAATTGCACAGAAAGCGTAGCTGTTGGAAACGCTATGGGATATACAACAGTACCTAATCCTGTTGCGGTTTTTAAACCCCATTTCATAATTAATCCAGACGGTAAAACTTCATAACCGTCTGCTATATGTCCAGTTGTTGATGGAGTTAAATTAAAAACAGCTCCACTGTTTTCTTTTCTCAAGTATAAATTAGGCTCAGTTCCTGCATCTTTTGCATATAACGCTATTTCATTAACTAAGGTAGCCTGATCCGTTTGTTCAGTTAAGGTTACCTTTTTATGCTTACCTTCATATGCAGCTGCAGCATCAAAAGCTTCATGATCTACCTTAAAAGCTGTATCGATTACAGTAAAGTTCTCTTTTATTTTGGGCTGACTTACCGAGAAAGCTTCATTAGCGTCTACTGGTACATCTGAGTATGCCATTACTATCTCCTATTCTTAAAGTGTATTACTATCATCCGAATTTGAGTATATCGTGCTTGTTCTTCTTGATGCATTCTGTATAATCTTGCGCCTATTAACCAAGATTGCCTGATTATGAAATTCAGTCATCAATAGATTAGCGGTATCCATATCTAATCTATCCTGCAATATCTTAATGGCTGCACCATAGGCAATGTATTCCCACCACTCTGAAAGCTCTGGTAAGTCTGTATCATTTGTTAATTCAGTAGGCCTTTGATACACAGTTACATCTACTCTATAAGTTATATCTGGTATAGGACGCAGAATAAACTTATTATTAAAATATAGAACAGTTATTGGTTTACTTGCTGTATACGGTACTGCTTGCGCCCAGATAGATTTACCATCAGCAGGAGCAGTCGTGAAGTTAACATAGTACTGACCAGTGCTATAATTAATCGTACTTAATGGATCTATTGGACCAGTAAAGGCACCATATCCATCATCGGGTACAATTAATACATTATCACCTACATCTACAGTAGAGAATGTAACCATATTCTTCATTACGGGATAACCTTCTAAGGTACCAGTAAAGGCAGTAGTTACACCGTTGCCTGTTTCTACTAATGTTTTATGACTTTGTTGAGGATAAACGTTATAGAACTCATCTGTAGACTGATAAAAATCAGTTCTAAGGCCTGCAATATATATAGGTGGCAATACGTTAGTATATTTGTTTTTAAAGTTATACAGAGGATCTGTGGCGTCTGTGGTATTAGTTTGATATGTATCTTCATTAGGTGAGGTATAAAATGTTAATACCTTCTTTAATGACTCTACTTTTAAATAAGCCGGCATACCATAAAGTACAAAGTTATTTATATAATCATTTATAGTAGCATCTGCGATTTGCGCTGGTGATGGGTTTCTAGTAAGACGTCTAATCTTAGTTCTTATACTGCTAAGCTGAGATAAGGTTTGATCTGGCATAACGTTTATCCTTTATTTATTTATACACGCTCAACTGTAAATAATTTAGAGCCGCTTCCTAAATCTTCCTCGTCAAAGAACTCTAAGCTCTCAAAATTATATCTAGTATTATAACTCTTTATACGCATAAATGGTCTGCCGTTTTCATCCATAGCATTCTCATGAACAGGGTATTTCCCGTTAGTAGCTAGATGTTTAGCAACACCCCTAGGTATCGTTACGATTGCACCATCATTTATAGTGTAATCCTTTATATGATCACCCTGATATTTCTTGAATGCGAACCTTAATGTTCCACCAGGTACTTCTGTGAATGTAAACCTACCTCTAACTAGTTCGTTGTCGCGTACTCTTCGTTGTTCAGTGGTAGATTTTACGTGTATCTCAGGTGTTTTTTCTGTAATTTTTGTCTGTGCCATCGTGTCTCCTATAAAAAGGTGGGCCTACGTAGGCCCACGCTTAACAAATTATAATATTTCGTTATCAACTCTTTCTGATTTTCCTGCATACCAGTAAACTTCATTTGTATTGTTACCACCTGGGCCAGTTGTACCACCAGCAAGAACTACACCAATAAAGCCTTGGTTGTAGAATTTTCCTGGGGCATTCATGTATCCAGAATACAAAGGACTATCACCGATAACTACACACATTGCTGGTGTAAATGGAGCAATAGCTGGAAGCGGGAAGTTATAAGCTGTGAAGGCTGTTGAATTAATACCTACCGTAAAAGTACCTGCTGTTACAGCTGTAATAACTCCAGTTAAGCCGTCCATTTGAATCATTCCAAATGCTGAAGGAACGTTAAACTTAACACTTTCTCCAACTGCATAACCATGATCTACCAATGTAGTTACTACTGCACTTGCTGCGGCAGTAATGTTAGCGATTACTCTATTGCTTGGAGTAAACATTCTGTAGATTTCAATATTAGGAGCAATCGTTTTATAATGCCCAAGAGCACCAGCTACTACGCCAGGAGCTGTAGCAATTGCATTAGCCAATCTAAAGTCTGCATCAACATTAACTGTATCAACACTAAAGTCTAAACCATTAAGATTAGAATGAGCTGTAGTGTCTAACCTTACGATTCCGCCATTAGCTAATCCTGTTGTACTTGCAGTAGAATAGACAGGTTGCGCAGCATTTGTACCAACTGAAACGTCTTTTGATGCACCAACAGCAAAGCTTGATGAATCTATTACTTGAATAGAAGTAGCACTTACATCTGAGGCTACGGTTTGATCAGCGGCAGGCCTATATTTCATAATAGTATCTGTGCCCATACCTAGTTGCCAGTAATATTCTACTCCGTAACCATTGCTGCCCTTAGCAGTTTCTGACTTATTAACAATTTTTATCCAATCAACATCTGATCTTATTTTCAATGTCTTAGCATTTCCATCAGAAGTGAAATTTCCTTGCTGGATTATTGCGTTCATTTTATTCCCCTTACGCTAATAGTGTTGATTTTAAGTTACAGATCCAGGCGTCATTTGTGATAGCTTGCCCGAATGACATTTTCCATCCTCCAGTAGAGTTCTGCTCTAGTGGACCACCGGCTAACCTAGAATCATGATAAATAAATTTAGCATTAGCATTAGCTAGGGATATAGTTGTATAAGCTTCCATACCAGCAATGATTGTATTGTAAATATCTTTGGCTAGTCCAGACGAACTAGGAGAGATTGATCCTCTTGAGGATAATAAGAATCTTACTCGGCCGACAGTTCCCCATTCTGAAGTATCAATAACTTTCTGTGAAGCATATTGGTGGGTTGGAAGGAAACCATGCATATTCTCTAAACTAGTTAATAAGTCCGTATGGGCCATGCCAATGAACGCATTTGGAATTGGTGCTGTTCCAAAATTTTTGCTAGCCGAAATTGATTCAACAACAGTTTTAGCATCAAAACCTAGAAGACGTTTAACTACGCCCTGAACATCTGATAATGTTAATTCTGTAGGTGTATCGCCCGAAACCCCATCTGTGCAATATAACACAAAAGCAGTTGTAGCAAGCATGTCTCTTATGAGTTCATCTTCAGTTTGCATTAAAGAACGGCCTAAAAGCATAGCTCTTTGATTTAAAACTGGAGACTGACTTGTTAATTCTACCTGCTCGTTGATTTCAACATATGTCAATTCTGTTACTTTTGTGACCATATTTATATGGCGGGCAAACCTCTTCGGATTCGCCTCTCCTGGTTTCCTCAGGAGGTCAGACTTTCGCATCTTCATTTTCATGAAGTCCTCTCGTTAAGTCGTTCACGGTGGCTTTTAATTAAAGGTATGGTACACTGAAGCATATAGAGAAAAGCTTATTTATCTTGCTGGAATAATAGATGGAGAAGGTTGTATAGGCGTTGAGAAAAAATTTCCTTATTTTTCCAGTCTTACCATTACTAATACAGACTTGAACCTTATGAACTGGGTAGTAGATAACTTTGGAGGAAAATTGTACATTAAAAGTTCTAAAATAAAGCCTAATCATAAAGAATGCTATAATTGGTACGCCTTTGGAATAAATCTTGAAGAAATACTCAAAGGTATACTCGATTTCAGCATTGTAAAAAAACAAAACATAATTAATATTCTTGAGTTCAGGAAAACTGTTGGTAAAACTGGACAGCATGTCTCTCAAGAAATGAGAGACATTCGCGATAAATTTTATCTTAAATCCAGACAATTCAATAGTTCTCATAAAAAGCCTTCCGCCCTGTCGCCGGTTAGTTAAAAACCACTACGGCTTCCAAGTCAATTAGAGAAGATTTTACTACGGCACACATTTTACCGTACCATTGTATCTGTGCGTCAACAAAGATACTAGACATATCCTTGGAAGGAGGTGTGACACCTGTATTTCCCAAAGGTACTGTAGCGGTTCCGATATCCTTATATCTCTCCATTCTAATAGTGTTTCCATTTCTTGAAGCGAGATTCTTCTTCATAGCTGCTTTGTCATAAATAAGACTTGGATTAGCCATGCTTAAAAGCACTCTGTCGTAGTATACCTGTACTGGTGCAGGCAGTTGTGATGTTGTGATAGTTGCCATGATTTTCCTTAAGTAAAAATTATACAAAATTTAAAACTTAAGCCGGACGAGACTTGTGTAGACGAATCTACTACGGTCCTGGATTTGCGAGATCCTGTGGGAGACATCCCTACAGCGTCACCATAAAAAGATATATATGATCGAACCTTGAGTGACGAGCTCAAGTAACGTCCTAGATTACTCTAGTCTGGTTTGCGAAACCAATACAGCATCAATCAAACACTTCTTGTTATAGCTGGTTGATTATAGCAAACATAAAAATAGAATAACAAGTTAAA